TAGAACAGCACCAGTTGACTTAGAAACAACAGCAATGTGGAATTCGTCTCTACTAATTCCTAGATCGGTTGCTTGCTGAGATGTACCAGGGCGAGGTCCGATCTGGTTTAGTTTGAGAGTAAATGTACCAACGGAGAGAGTTGCATTTCTGTACCAATCTTCTGCGGTTGCTACAGGAATTTGTGCGACTAGAGTATCAACAGTAACAGTAATGTCAGCACCACCGCCATTGCCAAGTGAAGCATCCGGAATTACGATAGTATCACCACCTATGTAATCAGCACCACCGGAAGTTAAAGTGACCGTAGTAGCACCACCAGCACCACCACCAGCATCAGCAACAACAACTTCAAATACAGCACCATTAGCAGGATCAGTATATGAATATGTGTCTGGAGTTCTATCCGCATCTACAACAGCGTCATCAGTGATTGTAGCAATTACGCCAGCATTGCCGGGAGTTAGATCACCAACTTCAACTTTGTCGCCAACTAGGAAAGCTGCTCCAGCATTATATCCATAAATCTTTGCGGTTTTGCCACCACTAAATGTAAGGGTATCGCCGTTTGCGGTGCTATCAGGAACACCAGTAAAAGTTACTGACTGGTCGTATCCTCTGTCAACCGCTACGAGTTGGAGATCATTACCCCAAGAACCTTGGTTGGCAGCAGTAACTTCAGATGCATTAGATGCAGCAGTAGCAGCACCAGCAGCAACTGCTCTAGATACAACTAGGCGACCACCATAGGATAGGAACTCTGATGCAACGAACCAATCTTCTGCGTTTGCATCAACAGGACCACCAAAAGTATCGACAAGTTCTTTCTGGTTATTAATTGCTGTGGGGGTCTCAACGGGACCCTTCTGGAATGCACCAGCAAATGCTGCTCTCAAAGCCTGAGATCCTACAATAGTGGTATTTGTAAGGTCCCTCTCTCTGATAACTACTCCAGGCGAGACTTGACTAGCCATGTGATACTCTCCGTGACATCCAATTTATCTAGAATTATTTATTAAAATCAATAGTTCCACATGTAGCTAACTTCTTCCTGTGTATCGCCATAGGCCCAGAGGTCTCCATTAGCATCCATAAAGGTATCATCACCTAATCCGTCATCAATAAATCCAAATGGAGCCATGTCTTGTTCGATTTGATTACGCTGTTCCTCGTAGATTCTACGGCGAACATCTTGGTCGGTCATCTCTTTAAAATAGTCCTGCATTACCAACCAGGCAAACAGAACCATACACATAACTAAGTCATCGTGATAACCTTCGTCTGCTTCAAATGATTGTTTCTTTTGTATAAATGTGGTAAGTTCAGATAGGATATCATAATCTTCGAAGAGTAATTTATCTTCTTCGATAATCGCTTTAAGATTCGCGCATCCCTGTTTCTTTACAGTGATACTCATCTTGACACCTAATTGTGTTTTGTTGCCTGAGAAACCTTGTCCAACAATCTGCCCAGCTCTCCCTCGCATCGCACACATAAGGACGTTAGGATATTCGAGATCATAGTTGAGAGTTGCAGCAATACTATCGCCAATGTCATTGACTTCTACCAGAACGTATGGACTATTATATTCTTTGCAAACCTGGAATATAACACTAGGAAATAGTACAGGTTTAATTGTGTTGTTTCTATATTTTGCTACGATACGATATGGCATCGTAGTGATATCATATACAATAAAAGCGGAGTAGTCCCCACCAATGCCTCTTGCGACATCAACTGTGATAATGTATTCGTGATCCTTCTGTGCTTTTTCATATACATCCAGTCCTGCGTTACTTTTGATTGGTTCTGTAAATGTAAGTGCCTGAAGTTTAGCCGCTGAGATTAGCGTATCAACCGAACCTAGGAAATTACATTCAAATTCTTGTGTGAACTGACGCTCGGATGTGTTCGCAATAGTCTGTGCTTTCCAATCAGCATCTCTACCAGGAACCTGAGACCAATGCACTTCATTATGAACGTAATCACTCTTACCTTGAACGGAGTTCTGCCACATCTTATAGAAGTGGTTCATACCATAAGGCGTTGAAATAATGATAACCTTCGTTGATTTACCTGAGGTAATCGTAGGATACACAGAAGAGAAGAACTCTTCTGCAATATGATTTGGAACGAACGCAAATTCGTCCAAGAATAGAATGTTGAATGACATCCCTCGGACGGCAGATGCTGATGTGGAAGCAGCAAGAATCTTGGAACCATTCTCAAGTTCCATACTACCTTTGTTCCACGCAACAACACCCTGCTGCATCCACTTAGGTAAGTTCTCATATCCTAACTGAAGGCGACCCAATAGGTCTCTCGCAGTAGATGCCTTGTTTGCTAGGATACCAATATTAACGTTATCGTTAAAAATAGCATAGTATAAAAGATAAGAAACCACTGTGGTAGATTTACCAGTCTGTCTAGGAAGCTTGGCAATGTTAAATCTATTTTCGTGGAAGTCTTTAATTAATTTCTCTTGAAAGTCCCACATCTTGAATGGGATAATACCCTCATCAAGAGAAATAATTTTCATATAATTTTTGGTAAAGTAGATTGGATCTGCTTTACATTTTAAATATTCACTTACTTGTTCTTTAGTAAATTCAATATCAACCCCAACCTTTTTGAGGTTAGGGTTGCCTAAGTATAAATCTTTACCGCTCATTCGCTCTATCTAGATCTTCATTATATCTGTCAAGAATATTTAGACGTGCGTCCCAGGTGTCTCCACCATCACTACCCTTTACAGGATTGATACAAGTGTCATCACCAAGCTTATTACATACTAAACCAGCAAGATCCAACTCATTGCCTTTTTTCCCTGTACCGGACCAGTAGTGCTGTCCGTTTATCCAAACAGCACCACATTTTTTACACTCCTTCCTCTCAATAGAAAGGTCGGATAGTTCCTTGTCCGGCATGGTAATTCTCCATAATAAAATATTTAGTTCAAATTGTATCAATATGTTACAATACTTACTTAAGTATTGTTAATCAATTATAAAATAAATGTTAATCACGGATTGTGATTCTTGTTTTCTTTAATTTTATTGTATCCCCAGACTGCTAGGGTGCCGATACCTAGACCGGCAATACAGCAAAGTAACATGTGAATAATGTGTTCAAAGGTTGAATGGTCTGCGTGGTTCATTAGGAAACGTGAATTGTACCGATCATGCCCGCACCTTTGTGGGGAGCACACCAGTAAGTATAGTCTCCCGCTTCTGGGAAGTCAATAGTAAAGTCTTCACCTGGTAACATAGCGAGACCTTCGTGTGACAGTTCGGGATGATCCTCTACAATTACATTATGAGGAGGAAGCATATTATTAATAAAATGAACTGACTCACCGGCAGCAATAGTGACTTCAGCAGGATCAAAAACCAAATTACCGTTGGAACCCATTTGAACGTCAACAGCCCAAGCAGGGAATGCAATAAAAAATGAAGCGATTAGTCCTAGTAAATATTTCATAGTAAGTATAATTACTATGTTATATAGTCAGCAGTTCCACGCTCTTAAAGATTTATTAATACGAGAATCCTTATCGTTTGCAGTCTTCTTGCTAGTAAGTTTCTTCTTCATTCCTTTCATTCTAGCGCAGAAGGATGCCCTCCTGGGATTTCCAACCTTCTTGCTTGGTGCTTTAAGGTCTGATCCTGGATTCTCCTTTTCATAAGATCTTCGTCCTTTTTCGTTAAGTCCTCCAGATTTATTTTGTCCTTCTTTTCTGGTCCAGGCTGATTCGTTGAGCTCATTCCTGAATTGCTTAAACGACTTCATATTTATACCTCGTTATCTACTAGGATTAAATCGAATACAGCTCCAGCACCTAATGCTCCACCAGATCTTGATTGAATTTCAATGTCTGTTTTTTCTGTAAATTTTAATGGAACTGGATAATCATATGTAATGTAGTTACCAGCAGCAGTTCCAAACTGACCCTTGACATTGAATGCTCCCTCAAAAGGTCTTGCCATCAATCTAAAAATAGCATCAGCATTTTGCTTATCAATTGAACCTTGTAGTTTCAATAGGTATCCAGTTTTACCAGCGGGGATAGTATATACTGCCATCAGTGTTTGACCTGCTCCCGCTAAAATAAATGCTCTATCAGCACTATCAACTGATACGGAAATCTCACCTACATTTGTTGTTTGTCCTGCTGCTGGTGTCTTTACAAATGCTCTAAAGATACGAATAAAATTTACTGCTCCAGGTGTTCCAATAGTGAGGTCTTCCGAAACATCATTATAATTTTCATCTAAACCAAACACAGAGATTACAGCACCAGCATCACTACCACTGCCTGAAGTTACTGTTGCTGGTCCAGCAGTTCCAATATATGGATATGCTGTAGCTCCGTCCCAGATAGCTTGATAATCACTATCAAGAGCAACTCTATATCCAAACTTATTGATGTGTGAATATCCTGCTAAATCTCCAGCAGCAATAGGAATGTTAGCGGCAGAACCATAACTGTTGAGTGGATTGCCATTCTGGTCTGCCAGCATCACTACTTCAAAGTTGGTAGTGTCCTGTGCCCTATAGTCTTGCGTATCTTTATTCCATTGTGCCATTAGATTAATACCGGATTGTTATCTTTGTCGTGTCTTTGATATGCTGCTGGAGTTCTTGGTGTATTATCAACATTTCTTGCCTGATACACACCAGGAGTTC